AGATGCCGCTCAGGTAGATGGAGAAGACAAGATCATTGATTTAGGTCTTGGTAAAATTCGTGGTGATATTGTTATTGACGCAACTGCAGTTGAAGTAGCTTCAGGAGATGAGGTTTATACCATCATCCTTGAGCTTTCTAATTCAGCAACATTTGCTTCGGGTATTATTGCGGGTTCGATTATGCAACTAGGCGATCAAGCAGCCATTCTTGGTGCCGCTGATGCTGATAATGGCGTAGGACGTTATGTTCTACCCTTTACAAATGTTATTGCTGGTGTTCATTACCAGTATGCACGTTTGAATACTATTGTGGCAGGTACTATCGCAACTGGTGTTAACTACTCAGCATTCATTGGTAAACTTGATACTAACCCTGCGTAACTAAATGGCGGTGGGTGCTTTTTCATCCACCGCCAAAAACCCTAAGGAGAAAAAAAAAATGACTACTAACCGAATCACAGTTACTTCACCTGAGGGCAAAAAGGTGCAAGTATTTCCAGTTGACGCGCGCGAGCTTATTGCTAATGGTTGGACAACAGGTGAACGATTAACACCTGCAGATTGGACACCTGAAAGCAAATCACCAGCTGAGACTAAAGAACCAGGTACAGACGATATCTTGAAAGAAATTGATTCAATGAACACTAAGGCACTAGATGCTTACGTGGAAGATGAAGAAATTGAAATCGAAGATTGGGAAGATATGAAACTTCCTATGAAACGTAAGGCGCTAAAAGATTATATTGAAAATCCAGCTTCTGATGAAGATGACGAGGAAGATGATCTGTAATGTCTATTGTAGTTGAAAACGGAACAGGACTAGCATCTGCTGATAGCTATTTATCGGTAGCAGATGCTGATACTTATCATTCAGATAGGGCCAATACTTCATGGACTGGAACCGACGAGGTAAAAGAAATTGCTTTAAGAAAAGCGACTCAATACCTTGATTCAACTTATAATTGGATTGGCAAAATATATTCCACAACTCAGTCATTATCTTGGCCTAGAGTTGGAGTATTGGATAGGCAGGGACGGGACCTTGAAGGTTCTGTCCCTCAACCTATTAAAAATGCTATAGCAGAATTGGCGATGATTTCTTTAACATTAGATCTTGTTTCAAATACAACTTCTGATGATTATATTAAGAGAGAAAAGGTTGGACCTTTAGAAACAGAATACAAGGACGGAGCTCCTGCTCAGACGGAATATAATTTCGTAGCAAGAATTCTTTCCGGCTTATATACAAGCAAAACAACAGGATCGAGCATAGGATTGACACGTGCCTAATTACACACAGATAGCAAAAAATGTCAAAAAAACTTTGTCTAAAAGTGGTCTAAGTGTGACTTTAACTTTGTCAACTTTAGATGACTATGATCCGATTACTAACATTCAGCCAATTACCACTACTTCTGAAACAGGAAAAGGTGCAATGTTCAATTACACCAGGTCATTAGTTGATGGTACCTCAATTAAATCTGGTGATGTGCTATTGTATTTAGATGCTGAAACCTTTAGTAAGGAACCATCACAAGAAGATAAACTTACAATTGATGGTGAAGACTATAGTATTATCCTGTGTAAGCCTTTAAAGCCTGCAGGAATTCCTGTTCTTTACGAGGTGCAAATACGAAATGGATGAATTTAGCACAGCAATTGCCAAGCTCGAAAGAGAAATTGTAAGTAAAAAAGTAGAAGCTGCTAAAAAGGTGGCTATAATGATTAACAATACTTTGGTCTTATCTACACCTGTGGATACAGGGAGAGCACGAGCAAATTGGCAAGCTAATCTTGGTTCACCAGTTGGCACCAAGGTAGAAGCTGAAGATAAATCAGGACAAAGCACTATTACAAAAAATAATGCTACCATACTGTCAGGTAATCCAGATTCTGAAATTGAAATCCATTTGACAAATAACCTGGAATACATCATACCTTTGAATAACGGCCACAGTCAGCAAGCTCCTGCAGGATTTATTGAAAAGGCTGTCCAAGTTGCGAGAGGTGCATTCAAATGAGTTTCGCATCTGCACGTAAAAACTTACAAGCGTATTTTTCAGAAAACTTCTCGGGTGTGCCGGCATCTCAGATAGCCTGGGACAATGTTAGATTCACTCCAATTAAAGGTGAACCTTGGGTAAGAGTCAACATACAAAATAATGTTTCTGATTTTGTGGCTTTCAACGGTTCATCAGTATTGAACCGAGTCAAAGGCTTACTATTCATACAAGTGTTTACTCCTGAAGGTGAGGGCACATTAGAATCTGATGTTATCTGTGATGATGTCACATCCACTTTACAAGGTACCCAGCTCGCATCTGGTGAAAGCATATCATCTGTTAGTAAGAATGAATTAGGTTCTAGTAATGGTTGGTTCCAAGTAAATATGATTGCCGAATTCTATTACGACCTATCGATTATTCCTAGGCAATTGGTATATGAATCTTTGCCTGGAGGCTAGAATAAACAGTGTAAATCTTATGAAAGGAGAAATTATGAAAACGATTAAGTTTACGCAAAAGAAAGGGTCTTGCCAAGTAGGTTATATTGGTTTGTACCCTGATGAAGTAGCTGATGACCTTATCAAGCGCAAGTTTGCTGTGCTTTATGAGACTCCTCAGCCAAAGAAACTACTAACAAAAAAGGAGTCTAAATAATGTCCGATTCTTCTCGTACAATTGGCCGAATCTACAAAGAGTCGGCATGGGGTGAAACCCCTAGTACTGGTAATAAAATGACTGACATCAACTTTACTAGTGAAAATCTAAAGCAGAATACTAATACAACTCGATCAAACAATATCACATCTTCGCCTAATACTAAATCTATTGAGCGTGTCGGTGTTGGCGTTGCGGGTGACATTGGTGTTGAAATGAACTTCGGTGGAGCGTTAGATTTAATGCTTGCAGCTATGTTGCGAGGTACTTTTACCTCAGATGTCAATATCTCTGGTTCTACTTTTGCTGCTGTTGCTTCTGGTAATACTATCACAGATTCAGGTAATGGTCTTGGTGGTATTACTGTTGGCCAATTCATTAAGGTTGCAGGATTTACTACTGCTGCCAACAATGGTTTTTTCCGAGTCACAGCAGTTGCTGCCGGAACAATTACTGTTGAAGGTGGTACGCTTGTAGATGAATCAGCGGGAGATAGTGTCACAATCAGTGGTAGTTTCTGTGTTAATGGGACGACGGAACATTCTTTCTTAGCTGAGATTGAACGTAACGACATCACCAAGTATAAGTACTTTACTGGTCTTGAATTTGAACAAGGTAATTTCCAAATTACCCCAGGTTCACTTGTTACTGGTTCATTCACCACGCGTGGCAAACAGATGTTTACTGCAAGTGCTACACAAGGTGATGGTAGTCCAACAGGTGCAGTGGTTACTCGTTCAATGAACTCTGTGGATAATATTCAAAATGTGTTCAAAGATGCTGCTGCCAGTACTCTAGACATCACTAACTTCACTTTTAATATCAACCAAAATATGCGTGACAAACCTGCTATCGGTAACTTAACAACTACAGGTATTGGTGCTGGCACAATTGTTGGTACAGTGACTCTTGAAGCTTATCTAGAGGACTACACCCTACTTGAAGAGTATCTGAACTTTACAACTGGAAAGCTCGCATTAGCGATTCAAGATAACTTAGGTAATGCTTATGTGTTTGACTTTCCAACAGCAACACCAGTCGATGGTGAAGACCCTACCGGAGGACTTAATCAGGATGTCATCCAGCGAATCCAATACGAGATTAGCTTGAATGATCTAATTACTGGTTCTGTGGGTATTACGCGCTTTGCCGCTTAATGATTTCTCCAGGGGGCGTCACATGCTTTAGTTGTGAGGGTTGCGGGCTGCCGCTAAACTTAAACCATGGAGAGAAAACATGACTACTAATCTATCTAACTTATACCAAATCGATGAAAGCCTAGAAAACGAAGGTGTACTTGTTGAAATCTCACAAGACATTAAAATCAAAGTTGCTGCTATGGGCAATAAGGAATATTTGAAAATTAAAGAGAAAGTTTTCAAACCTTATCGTGGAGCTAAAAAGCGCAACAACTTGGATCAAAATGTCGAAGAAGATCTATACAACCAAATCATGGCAAAAACTGTACTCATTGGTTGGGAAGGTATCAAAGACGAAGAAGGAAAAGAAGTTCCTTATTCTTACGAGAAAGCTTATGAAATCCTAAGCGACCCAACAATGAAACACTTTAAAGCTACTGTTTTGGAAATTGCTTTGGAAGCTGAAACATTCCGTTCACAAGATAAGGATGACGACGCAAAAAACTAAATCAGGTTTTAGAGTGGCAGCTTAAATATTCTGAAACACTCAAAAAACTTGAAAACCGTATTTTAGAAGGTAAACCAACACCATTCTACGATAACAGACCAATACTTTACGACCACCTAGTAGTTATATGGGATGCATTTTGGAGACTAGACATGATGCGGGAAATTGATATAAGAAATGGTGTAGCTAAAAGAATAACACTGCAAGACATGGTAACTTACCATAAAGCTTTTCTACACCATTTCTGCATCGAGGACTTTGTTGATTTTATCATGCTTATGGATAATATTAAGCTAACATATAAGAAAGGTAATTCAGATGACGGATCAGATAAAAATCCCGGTTGATGTTGTAATCCGGTCTGATACTGATGACAGTGTTAAACGGCGTGTCGTTCGAAACCTTGAAGATATACGTAGCAAAAGTAAGCAAACAAAAGCTGCCAACAAAGAACTAACTGGTTCATTTTCAAAATTGTCTGCAGGTGTAAGGGCAGTAGATGGTCCACTTGGCGGTGTAGCTTCTCGCATGTCAACCTTAAAAGGTATCATGCAATCAACAGGCTTTCTTGTTGGAGCATTTACTGTAGGGATAGCTGGAGCAGGTTTCGCATTAAGAAATAGTGCGAGGGATGCTTTGGCTTTCTCTACGGCGATGGGTGAAGTAACTACTCTCGTCAATAAAGATTTTGCGATTAAAGAGCTTACACAGAATATCAGAGATCTATCCAAAGAATTTGGCCAATTGCCGGCAAACCAAGCTAAAGCTGCTTATCAGATTATATCTGCTGGAGCATCATCTGCTGCTGAAGCAACTAATCTACTTACCGCTGCAAACAAACTTGCAATTGGTGGTGTTACTGCTGTCACAGTGGCAGCAGACGGTTTGACAACTGTATTAAACGCATACGGCAATAAAGTAAGAGGTGCGACAGATGTAAGTGACACCTTATTTGTGGGCATGCGGGCAGGTAAAACCACGATTCAAGAATTGAGCAACAGTGTTGGTAAGGTTGCTCCTCTGGCCGCCCAAGTCGGGGTAAGTTTTGATGAACTAACGGCTTCTGTTGCGGCCCTAACCAAGGGCGGAATTAAAACAACTGAATCAGTAACAGGAATTCGTGCGATACTCGCGGCTGTTGCCAAGCCAACATCAGAAGCATCAGATCTAGCAGAGAAATTAGGAATAAACTTTACGGTTGCAGGATTAAAAGCTCAAGGATTCACAGGATTCTTAGCCAACCTTGTAGAAAAAACTGATGGCAATACTACTGCAATGGCTCAATTGTTTGGTGGTGTTGAAGCATTGATTCCGATACTTGCGTTGTCAGGCACAGCAGGTCAAGACTTCATTAGCATAATGGAAGATATGTCCGATAAAGCTGGCCAAACAGAAATTGCCTTTGAAAAAATGGCAGACACACCTCAACAAGCTATAAACAGACTAAAGTCCCAGTTTATAGATTTATCGGTGTCTATTGGCGATAGCTTCTTAAGCGGAATTATTCCTGCAGTTCAATTTGCAACTAGTAACTTTGACACAATGGTTGGAGCAGTTGAAGTACTCGCGTCAGTGGTTGCAATTAGAATGGTTGTTGCTATAGGATCTTTCACTGCAGCAATTATTGCTAATACTGCAGCTTCTGTGGCAAATACAGGAGCACTAATAGCCCGTACCGCAGCAATATATAATATAAGTAGGGCAAGTGCTGCAGCCGCTGTAGCAACTAGAGGATTAACTGCCTCACTTGCATTCTTTGGAGGACCTGTCGGTCTTGCGATTACAGCTGTCGCCGGAGCAGTTTATCTACTTTCTGGCAGACAGTCTTTAGCTGAAGGATCTGCTACGCAGCATGCAGACGCTATGGCAAGATTACATGTTGTTGGTACTCTTGTTAATAGTGGATCTAAACAAATAGCAAGTAGTGCTAGAGAAGAAGCTAAAATGCATTTAGAAAATGCGGCTGCGATCATAAAAGAAACACAGGCTGAAATCAAATTGATTGAGGCAAGAAGGACAAGCATAACTTCAGGCTTTAGAATGAAAGCAGGTATTGAACCACAATATCAAGCTCAAGCACAAAACCAAATAGATCAATTATATGAAGAGCTAGATAAACAATTTGATGTAGTGACCAAGTCCCAGGAAGCATTAGCAGGTATAGGACCTACAAGTGATGAATCTGCACCTGGGGTAAAAGAGCTGCGCGAACAGCTAGAATCTTTAAGAGAAGCATTAGCATCCCGAGGAGATGGCTCATCCGTTTCTGGTGCAATGGAGGAAGTAAAGAAGAAAACAAAAGAAGTTAAAGAAGAATTTGAAGAGTTTGAAAAAGTAACAAAAATCCTAGAAAGAGCTGGGGAGCGCATATTTGATTCTTTTGCTGACGTTATAGAAAATGGATTAAAAGGAGAATTGACAACCTTTAAAGATTTTGGTAATTCTATATACGACATTATGTCGAGTACTTTTGCCAATATATCTGCGTTAGCACTAGCAAAACCTATTGTATTACCTATTATTGCAGGTGCCGCAGGAGCCTTAGGATTACCAGATGGAGTAACTAATCAATTAGGAGATAGCTTTGGGGTTTCAAATTTATCTGACCTTGCAGGAAACGCAAGCAATCTTTATGACCTTGTCAACAGTGGTCTCAGTACTAACTTAATCGGAAGCACGGGAATTGGTAAAGCAATTGATTCGGTAGGTCAGAGTGTCTTTGGTATAGGTCAAGCAGTAAATGGACCTTTCACTGGTCCTGCTCCTTTCACAGATGGAGTGGTAGGAGGAGTAACTGATGCCATCAATCCTGGTAATATAGCTGGTGGCTTTATTGGTAGTACTGCTGCTGATCTATTTGGATTAAGTAACGAGAACGCTGTAGTCAATATGGCAGCTTCTACTATTGGTGCAGTTGTAGGCCAATACTTAATACCTATTCCAGTACTCGGATCGGCTATTGGGTCGTTTGTCGGTTCAGCTATTGGTGGACTATTTGGTGGTAAACCATCAGACAAAGGCCAATGGGCTGTGGCAGATATTGGTGGTAATTTATTACAAGAAGGAGGCTTAGAAGGAGATAAGTTTAGCCAAGAGAATCGAGACATAGCTACTACTTTCTCACAATTAGGTGGAACAATAGCACAAATGTTTGAGACTCTGTCTGGGCAAACTGCTGAAGGTTTTGACCAAGTACAAGTCAAGATTGGTAACCGCGACGGATCTTTTGTAAACTTCGGCCAAAATGGCGAGTTTAAAGTAGAAGAACGATTAAATGTAGAAAGCTCCGGTTCTGCAATAACTGAAGCTATTGTCACAGGGCTTTTAGAAAGATTTACTGAACTTCCAGGTAATCTAACGACTATGATCGGCAATTTAGACTTTAGCAATGTAGATCAGGCTATATCAGACTTAGATACAGTTGCTTCTTTCTCACAAATGTTCCAGGAGATTGAAGAACCTATTGCTCAGACGGTACAATTACTAGAATCAGTTGATAGTAGCTTTAGCACTATGAGGGAAACTTTAGTCAAACTAGGTGCTAGCTCAGAAGATCTTATAAAACTTGAAGAGAAAAGAGCAGAAGCTTTAGATCAAACCTATAGTGCAATATCCAAAACAGCAGAAGATGCTTTCTTAAATTCTGTATCACCTGCCATACTCCAATTGGAGCAACTAAAAACTGGTTACGATGCTCAGTTGAAAGAGTTCAACGCCGCAGGAATTAGCACAAACTTCCTAGATGCGACATTTGAAATCGAACAGCAAAAACTTTATCAGCAAATAGCAACAGAAGTGCACTCTGAAAGAATTAGCCAATTACAAGAAGAAGCAACAGTTGCATCACAACTTGTTGATGAATACTCAAGGTTGTCTGACAGCTTAGGAAATGCTATTACAAATCTTCGTA